TTGTTGGTATGGCTTGCCAGCTCCGCCACGCGGCCGAACGCGCCGCTATCGTGTCCAGCGTTGGAGAAGTGCCGCCGCATTTCAGCGGCCCGCGCAAGGCTGATTTTATCGCCCTTGCTTTCCTCTGCGGCAATCCAGCCGCGGCATTTTGCCATCTGTTCACTTGTCATAGTAGAAACCCCTTTTCTGTTTTAGTAGATTGGCTTTAGACGTTTGGCCTTGAAGTGTTCCGCTTTAGCCTTGCCTTGTGTCAACCTCTGATGATAGAATACATCATAGGGCGGGAATTGTCAAGCGAAATTTCATTTTTTCTTGCCGTCGAAATCACCAAATAATCAAGGTTGAAGTTGTGCATTTTGACGAACCCAAAACCCACTACCCCGGTAGGTTTTTGGGAGTTTAGCAATTTAGCGCGCTAAAGCGCGGGCGGCCTGGAAAATTAGCCCCACGAATCAATTTTTCAAACCAGACTACCCTACCTCACCCTGCTCTACCCTACCCTACTACTTATTCTAACTGAAAATTTGACATCCTCTCCCCTTTGTGCTATAATAAAAAACGAAAGGGAAGAAAAACTTAATTCTCCCTTACCTACTTATCCAAGGAGCAACCCAAAATGAATCGTCTAAAACTCGATTTTTCCTTGGACACGACAACTCAACGTTCGGATTTCCTTAAAAACTATCTAACTGACCCTCAGTTTACCAAAAACCCCCCAACTCCTGCCGAACTCGAAACGATGGCTAACTACGTATTATGGGGAAAAGACCCCATCTCCGGCAAAAACGTCGTCCAAGAAAAAACCATCCAAATCGAAACGCGCAATTCTACGTGGTCGGCGCCGTCTGCATCCATCGAATCCTACGATGCCCTCATTGAATCCCCCACCTTCAACGAGGCCCAATTCACCCAAAGTGCGACCGCGCCAACTCGCCACTCGCGCGAAGTTTTCTCTCGTAGCGCCGCGCGCCAACAATGTCCCACTTCTCTTCTTCCCACTCTGGAAGACCTTTGGCGCCGCATTGACTGGCTCGACCTCGCCATTTGCTACTACGAACTCGACCACGACAAACGCCAAAACCCACCCCGTCCCAAACTTCTCTCCAAGTTCACAACTGACGAGCAACTCCGTATCCACGAAAAAACCAAATCCTGGTCAATGTATCACTATCTCAAAAACCGACACCTTTTGGTAGAACTCCGGCGCGAGCAATACACCATCCGTGACTCATTCACTACGTCCCTTCTCCCTAACACGGCGCCGGCCCTTATCGAACCTGAACCGGCTTTCTCCTTTGGGAGCGACGTAACCGTTCTTCCCCTCGGTCTTAAGACCGAAAAGAACTCCCTTCTCTTTAAGGAGAAAGACCAACTCAACCCACACACCTACTCCGAGGACGACATCATCCGTCTTAATGACCTTTACTGGTCTACCCGGCGCGCCCTCAAACCCTACGAAGGAATTTCCTACGAAGGAAATAACTCCCTCTGGTCCGAACCCCACTCTCAGTTCATCATCGACTTCCGCAATCCCGCCCACGTCGCGGCCCTGCTCTCCAAGTTCTCCGACTTCCAAGATGACATCAACTCCCTAACTCCCGACGAAGCCGGCGCCAACCCGTTCCAACTTCTCTATGACACCATGCTCTACTATCTCCGCTTTACCGAACTCGACCAAATCCAAACCGACCTCATCTCCTTCAAACTCCAGCGCCGCACCAACCCCGAAATTGCGGATTATCTCAATAAGCACTACGGTCGCGCCTACACCCCTAACTACATCTCTACCGTGTTCCGCCAGCGCATCATCCCCAAAATCGCCGAGGCGGCGCGCGCCCACTACGAACAAGTCGGCTCTTTGTTCTTCCCAGAGGACTTCAAAACTTGTAACACTTGTGGGAAAGTTTTACTTATAACGGAAGACAACTTCATGCACCGGACTCGCTCGCGCGATGGGTTTTCAAATCGTTGTAAGAGATGCGACAGTCTGACGCGGAAGAAACCCAAAAAAGGAGGAAAGTAAGTATGATTTCTTTGAAGGATAAGAGCTTTGAAGAGCAGTTGACGAAGTTTATTACTTCGTTTGCAAAATTGGATGGCGCGCAGATTTGCGGTGTCGCCAGAATTATGGGCGTTGTGACAGACTACCAGGAAGAGGAAGGTGGCAAACGTATTCTGCGCGATGGTAATGATGTTGTACGTGATATGGTGAAGACCTATCTCGGTTTGGGACGCGTACAGCGCCGGCGTCTTCTGGCTTTGATGAAGAAAGCGGGAGGGTAAACTATGGCGTTAGTTCCAAAAATTAACAAACAGAAGAAGTTTCACATTAAGTGTTGCACTGTTTGTGGTGGAAATTTTGGTCCTGATGCCTTCGCGCCGACAAAATCTTTTCTCTACCCAGAGGGCGCCATCCCCATCTGCGACACTTGCATTGACAGGCTTGTTAATGAAAGTGAAGGAAATTGGGCTTATGTAAATAAGTTATGCCAAATGGTGGATGTTCCGTTCGTTCCTGCTCAATGGCAATCGCTTTATGATGCCAATCCGGTTGGATGTTTTCATCGCTATGCGGAAATTTTTATGGGGTCTGAATTTGATTCCCTCTCATGGGGGGATTACTTTGAGGAGTTCAAAAGTTTGCGCGCAGCGGGCGCCATTGAGAGGGAATTACCTGAGATTGGGGAAGCGAAGCGGAAGGAACAGCGCGAACGCTGGGGCGCCAACTACGATGATGATGCGTTGGACTACCTTGATGGGCTTTACAACGGATTGATGACTACGCAGAACGTCAATGGCGCCCTCCAGATGGACCAAGCGATTAAGCTGTGTAAGATTTCGTATGAGATTGATAAGAGAATTGAAGAAGGGATGGAGTTTGATAAGTTACTTCAGTCGTATGATAAGTTGGTGAAGATTGCAGAGTTTAATCCGAAAAACGCGAAGAACATTAACGACTTTGACACCGTTGGAGAAGTGCTGAAATGGATGGAAAAGCGTGGCTGGCGCAATCAGTTCTATGACCGTGTTTCGCGCGATATCGTTGATGAAACGATGAAGAACTTCCAGAACTTTAACCAACGGCTTTACGTGAATGAGAGCGGCATTGGGGAGGATATTACGCGCCGTATTGAAGCTCTCCAAGCGGCTAAGGAACTTGAACGAAAAGCTGACGCAGTTGGCGCCGGCTCCATGGCTTCGGATGATAACTATTATGGTACTGACCAAAGTTATGACCTTGACAACTTTGATAATGATGGATTTACGAATTTGTTTAAGGAGGATGAAGAAGCCGAGTTCAATCCAGGTGGTGGTGGTAGTTAATGGCTGAGACGGCTCAGTTGGCGCGACTGCCATCAAAAGTGACCTCGATTTTTAGTAATGAAAACTTCCAACGTGGCTACCGTGAAGGGATTGAGGTAGAGAAAGGAATTGTTCTGAACGAAGCGTTCATTACGGAGAATATGGAGAAGATTGGGCGGATTATGTCGGAATGGACGGCTTATCCTGACATTTATCTTGACCTTATTCGTCCGACAGATGATAACTTTGAACTTTTCTTCTTTCAGAGAATTACTCTGCGCGCGGTCATGCGGTATAAGGGGATTTATGTAACGGCGCCGCGTGCGTTTTCTAAGTCTTTCATTACTATTTTGGGGCTTATTCTTCAGTGCATTTTTATTCCTGGTACGAAGCGATTTATTTGCGCGCCTAACAAGAATCAAAGTGCCCAAATCGCAAAAGAAAAGATAGCCGAAATCTATGAACACTGGCCGCTAATTCGGAAAGAAGTAATTGGCGGCGATATCATGGATATGCCGGGTAACTTCGGAAAGGATTATGTTAAACTAACTGACATACGCTCTGGTAACAGGGTGATAAAAAAAGTTTCTTAATTGCTGGAAACCCCTAAAGCCTCCTTGACCACACTATTATTTCCTCAAAGTAATAGAACGGTTACGAAAGTAGAAAAAACAGGGTGGATGGAATATGGTTAAATCCTAAGTTCTACGAATGGGCAACCAGCAGTTGAAAAGGAGGACTAAAATGGAACAAGAAAAATTAGCACAGCGCATTAGGGACAAATTTCCTGATGAAAATTACAGCGTTCTTCACTATGGTGAAGATAGTTCAAAGAATACAGTTATTAAGTGTTTAGATTGTGGGAAAAGAATTGAAGTTAATACAGGAGAATTGCTTCGTAAGCGCCGCCAGCACATCTGTGCAAATTGCCATTACAAAAGAAAAGATACAATTCGTAATGAGGAAATCATTAAACAAAGGCTGGAACAAAAAGCACATAATATTAAATTCTTTATGGAAGAAAGTGGTGGTATTAGACATCATATGGTGGAATTTGTTTGCAATAAATGTCATCATATGAACACGGCGCGAGTTGCTAACTTCCTTCGGTATAAATATGATTGTGTCTATTGTGAAGGGAAAAAAGAAAATAAAGATACTGATATTTTTATTACCGAAATGGAAGAAAAATTTGGTAAGCAATTCACTTTATGTTCTGATTATGTAGATTCTACTACTTCAATTAGAATACGCTGTAATAAATGTGGCTTTATCCGTAATATAAAACCAAATGCTTTTTTACAATCTGGATATTGTCCGCACTGTGGTGATAAAAGTTCCAAAGGAGAGAAAGTGATTTCTTCATATTTGAAAAATCACAATATTACTTTTGAGTCTCAAAAGTATTTTACAGATTGGAATACTGGCCTTCATTATTTCGATTTTTATCTTCCCGATTTTTCTATGGTAATTGAATTTAATGGTATTCAACATTATCAATTTAATGAGTTCTTTCATAAAACACAAGATGAATTTAACTATCGGAAAGAAAAAGACGAAATTAAAAAGAACGCGGCCTTAGAGCATCATTTAACCTATGTCTCTATATCTTATCTGTGTTTCTCTGAACTTAATTTCATTTTAGACAAACTTTTCAATTCAACGACTATCCCTAACGGGAGTAGGGGCAAGTGCCTCGAAATAGAAACCATCCAAGATTTGGATGAAGATATAGTCTGAACTTCATGTGAAAGCATGAGAGCGAGCTTAACGAACTCGCGTAACATATTTGACGTTAAAATTCCGTAACGGTTCTCAATTCGACGTAGTCGGCGCCATTGACAGCCAACGTGGTGGGCGCCGGCACGGTGGTCTGGTAGACGAGGTTCGTGACCACGAAGAAAAACCAATCAACGAAATCGTTCTCCCCCTTATGAACGTATCTCGTCGTCTTCCTGACAACACTGTAAACCCGCATGAACCAAATCAGCAGCGCATTTTTATGACATCTGCTGGTGTTAAAACTTCTTTTGCTTATGACTTGTTGATGGACATCTTCCAAAAATCCATCATCAGTCCCGACACATTCTTCTGTATGGGTTGCGATTATCGTGTTCCTGTCCTCCATGGACTTATTGAGCGCGATTACATCAATGACCTGAAGATGTCTCCCTCTTACGATGAAGGCTCCTTCGCGCGCGAGTATATGTCTCTTTGGTCTGGCGCCAGCGACGACTCTTGGTTCAATTATGACCGTCTTCAAAAATACCGCAAAATCAAAAATCCAGAAACGCACGCAATTTATAGACCTGGAGTTGAGCAATTCTACTTATTATCAGTAGACGTGGGCCGGATTCATGACCAGACAGTTGTTACTGTCTTCCGCGTGAACATCCACTCGTCCGGGCGCTTTGTGTGTACGGTAGTAAATATTATCGTGCTGGGGCGCGAAGCGGCACGTAAGCCTTTCGATATTCAGGCAATCGACCTGAAGAAAATCATCAATGCCTTCAATCCGCGCGAGGTCATCATCGACACGAACGGACTTGGTGTAGGTCTTGGTGATGAAATGATACGCTCCCAAACCGACGAGTTCGGAAACTTCTACCCCGCCTATGGGTTTATGAACGATGATGAATATCGGAAAACCCAACCAGGTGATGCCCCTAAAATCCTTTACGGGATTAAGGCCAATGGTCCTCTTAAACAGAAAATTCATGGTAACACATTCCAGCGACTTAGCGCCGGCTCTGTTCGTTTTCTCATTAAGGAGCAGGAAGCAAAGAACGCTTTGCTGTCTACAAAAGTTGGACAGCAAATGTCGGTTGAAAAGCGCGTTAAGCGCCTGATGCCGCATGAAATGACAACCAAATTGTTTGAGGAAATGGCTAACCTTCGTCTGAAAAAGACTGGCTCTACAACTGATATTGTGCTTGAGCAAATCAATACCAGGTTCCCCGACGATAAGTATATGTCCTTTGCCTATGGGCTTTGGCGTATTAAGGAACTTGAAGAAGCATATATTCAGCGCCAGCGCAGACGCGGTCTCGGTGGCAAAACCCGTCGTCTCACATTCTTCACAGGAGGTAGGTAAAAAATGACACAAGCAAATAGCGATGCGCGCCAGCCCCTCCCCGTGATGGATTTGGCAAAGTTCCAAAAGTCTCAGGCGCGCATGATTGCAACTAATGATTCTGCTTACAGCAGTAGCTTTCGTAGACAATACAGGACACGTGTTAAAGACTATACGCCTGAAGAAATCAATCGCATTATTGACTCTGGTTCTCTGGTAGAGCAACAAAAACTCTCTCGGAATTACTTCGCTAAAGATGGCTATTATCGCCAAATCATCATTCACTACGCTACTTTGCTTAAGTACGCTGGCGTAACCATTCCTAATCCGTCATATGGTAAGAGCCTCTCCACTCCCCATATCTCCAAACGCTACTACCAAGCAGTAGACTATGTAGAGAAGATGAATCTTCCTTCTGTGCTGACAAATTGCGCGCTCCGCGCTCTCACAGATGGCAGTTATTTCGGGATTGTGCTGCAAAATGACAAACAGGGTTTCGTTCTTATGGATTTGCCTGTGGGTTATTGTTGTTCTAACTTTAAGGACTTTGCTGGCAACGATGTGATTGAATTCGACATTACGTACTTTAACACAATCTTTGACGAAGAAGTTCGTGAAGAAGTCCTCAGTCTGTATCCTCCTGTCGTCGTGCGGGCTTACCGCCGTTGGCAAAAGGGTAAGCGCACCAGTAAGTGGGTCATTATCCCCGGCGAGGTTGGCGTCTGTTTCAGTTTGTTCGATGGGCGCCCGCTGTTTCTCAACGTAATTCCTGCTACTATCGAGTACGATAAAGCCATTGAAACAGAACAGGAAAGAGATGCTGAAGAAATTCGGAAGATTATCGTTCAGAAAATACCCCACTTAACCGATGGTCGTCTGCTATTCGAACCGGAAGAAGCGGAGGAAATTCACACTGGTACAGTAGGTATGTTGAAGGGTAATAAAAATGTTAGTGTGTTGACGACATATGCTGATGTCGATGCAATAGTGTCGAAGACAGCGTCGGATGCCTCAAACAATACCCTTGAGCGAATGATGAAAAATATTTATGCTCAGGCAGGCACAAGTAGTGAAATCTTCGCGGCAACAGGCAGTTCTACGCTTCCTACTTCTATCCGAAACGATATTGCGATGATGATGTATCTCGCAAACAAGTTTTCCAACTTCGTCAGTTATGCCGTGAACAACGTGTACGCAAACGGCAATATCTCTTTCAAGTACCAAATTCTTCCCGTCTCTTACCACAACGAAAAGGACTACGTTGAGTTGGCCTACAAACTCGCCAACTCTGGTTATAGCTGGCTAATGCCGGCTGTCGCAATGGGATTGTCGCAGAAGGACTTGCCGAATCTTAAGGATTTGGAAAATGAGGTGTTAGATTTGAGCGACAAGCTAAGGCCATTGTCTTCTGCCTACACACAGAATGGCGCCAACGGAACAGGCAATCCGGTGGGGCGCCCGAAGCTGGCGGACGAAGACAAATCCGACAAAACCCTCAAAAACGAGACCTCCATCGACAACCAAACAGCAACCAAAACTACCACAACAACAACACAGGAAGGTGACTCCTAATGCCAAAGGTGAAGTGCGAGTTCTCTACGGAGTTTCCTGTGACCGTTTATGGGAATTTGGAAAAGTACAACGAAGTTCTTTCTAAAGCAAGGGTACGCATTTTTTATAAGTATGCTAATAGAAACGGCACTTATATTACGGATGAGTTCGCTGAGAAATTGATTGCATCACTTCCCTACGCGCCAGTCAAGGGTATCTATGATGGCAAGGACTATACTGACCATGGAATGAGCCGTTCTTTGGGGCGCATTTATGGTGTGGTTCCCGAAAATCCCAACTTTGCTTGGGAGGAACATTTGGATGACGATGGCGTGACCCGTACTTATGCGTGTGTGGACGTTTTGCTGTTTACCGCGCTTTACGGTGAAGCCGAAGATATCGTCGGCAGACCTCAGTCCATGGAAATCTATGAGAAATCCATTCAGGGTTCTTGGCAGATGATAAATGGACAACGGTACTTCGTGTTTACGGAAGGATGTTTTATCGGTTTGCAGGCGCTTGGTGAAGAAGTTGAGCCATGCTTTGAGGGCGCCGCGTTCTTCACCTTGTATTCCGATATTGCGGAAATGCTTAAGAAGATTGAGAAGTACAATCTGGAAACTCAAAATAGTCGGCAAGGAGGAGCAGAAATGCCCAAGTTTATGAACTTCAAACTGAGCGACAGCTCTAAGTTTGATATGCTGTTCGAATTGCTGAACCCCAACTACAACGAGGCCGGCGGCTGGTACGTCGAATACTGCATCTGCGATGTGTTCGACGAGTATGCTGTGGTTCGCAATTACGGCGAAGGGTGCTTTGAGCGGGTGTATTACACCAAGGACGACACCAACAACACCGTTACCATCAACAAGAAGGAGAAGTGCTTCATCGTTGATGTGACCGAGACTGAAATGGCGGCTCTGTCTGCTATCCAGGGTCTGAACGGTGGCAACTACGAAAAAATCGACGAGGTCTTTAGCGCCAACAAGGCGGCCGCAGAAGCGGCTGACCAGGCTAAGACTGAGTACGATACGAAGATTGGCGAGCTGAATACGCAGATTACCACTCTGACCACAGAGCGGGACGAAGCGAACGCCAACTACGAAAAGGCCAACACACTGGTGACTGAGGCTCAGACAAAGCTGGAAGAGGCTAATACCGCGCTGAATACTCTGAAAGAGGAAAACGCTGCGCTGGCTTCCTTCAAAGAAACCACCGAAAGCGCCGAGCGCAACGCGGTGATTGATTCTTATGCTTCTATGCTGAGCGAGGAAGTTCTGACAAGTTATCGTGAGAAAGCCGCTGATTACAGCGTCGAAGACCTCGATAAGGAACTGGCCTACGAACTGAAGAAGACCAACCCCTCCGTCTTTACGAAGGGTCAGGCACCTGCCGGGCGCATCCCCAAGGATAACCCACAGGGTGGTATTGAAGCCATTCTGGCGAAGTACCAAAAGTAATTTTTCTGGAGGAATGAAAAAATGGCAATTCAACGTTTGACTATCGACGGCTATGGTCAGGTCGAGCTGAATAACGTCGCTTTCCGCCGGGATGGCCGCATCGAAGCCCAGTGCAAGCTGAGCGAGACCGATTTCGCGTCTGTGCCTGCTGAGAACGGTATGCTGCTTGCCGTTGACAATATCCATCGTATCGTGAAGTTCCCTGTGAGCGGCGAGGAGTTCCCCATCGCTCTGCACTACAGCGCCGAGCACCTGTATGACGAGCGCGCCCAGGGTCTGAAGAACTTCAAGCTGGGTCTGGACGAGTTCCTGCCCCGCCTGGGCTATCTGTCCCGCGGCGACAAGTTCACCAGCAACACCATCTGCTATGACACTTCTGAGTACGCCGACGACGACGCCCTGAAAGAGGCCATCGCTGGTGTCGCGGAAGACGGCGCCGCCCTGATTTACGGCACCCAAAGCGAGAATGGCGCCATCCTGGTCACTGCTACTAAGCCCACCGAGGGCGTGAAGCTGATTGTCCGGCGCCCGTTCACCATGCCTGACGGTCAATACGCCATCCAGTTCCAGGCGCTGTAATAAAACGAAGGAGGTAATTGAATTATGACTCTTGCTGAAATGAGAGAGTTGGCTCTCCACGCAGCTAAGCGTACTGCTCCTTCCACTTTCAGTGTTGAGAGCGTGGATGCTGCTCTGCGCGATGCCATGAACGACATCGCCGGTTCCGTCAATGAGTTCATGCGGAATCGTTATGATATCTATGATATCATCATCAAGACTGCTGACGAAATCGTCCCCAACCAGGTCAAGGATGCTTTGGGCCTGTTCGCTGAGGTAGTGACTGTTCCCCAGGGCGACCGCATCATGTTCAAGCGCGGCGTCATTGGTAAGAACCGCGCCAAGAAGTTCCTGACCCAGGTGGGTCTGAGCGGTGTGTACGAGACCTTCCGTCTGGACACCGAGACCTTCGAGCTGAGCACGAAGGCCGTTGGCGGCGCTGCCACCATCGACTTCGAGCGTTTCCTCGATGGTTCTGAGAACATGGCCGACCTGATGGACATTCTGACCGAGGGTCTGACCGACGCCGTGTTTGGTGAAGTCCAGCGCGCTCTGATTGCTGCTAAGGATGCCGTGGGTCGTCCCGCTGCTAACCTGGTGATTGAGAATGTGTTCGACGGCGATAAGATGTTCAAGCTGGTCAGCACTGTGCGCGCCTACGGCGGCAATGCTGCTATCTTTGCGACACCTGAGTTCATTGGCGCCATGGGTCCCGACGCCATCGTTCCGCCTATCGTCGGCGTGGCGCAGGGTGTGTACCATCCCGATGACATCGATGCCATTCACCGCACTGGCTACATCAAGATGTTCCGCGGCACTCCTGTTGTGGAGATTCCTCAGTCTTACACTGACGAGTCCAACACCACGACTTGGATTAACCCGCAGTATGCCTACGTCCTGCCTACCGGCAAGGAGAAGGTCGTGAAGGTCGGTCTGGAAGGCCCAACCCAAATCCATGACTTCACCAACCGCGACAACTCCATGGAGATTCACTGCTACCGGAAGATGGGCGCGGCTATCCTGACCCACTACAACTGGGGTATCTACCAGAACGAGGGTCTGGACGACACCAGCTACAACCCCTACGGGTTTGCTGAGTAAGCAACTACTTGATAGGGGAGGGTAACCTCCCCTATTGTTCTTTCAAAAATAATTGGCGTCTGAAACAGTGGCGTCAGGATAAAAAGGAGAGTTAGCTATGAGTGACAACAAGATTAGCATCAAGAGCATGGTGAGCGCGACGGTCGGGGTGAATCTGCGCGAGATTAACCGTAGGTTCCAATGGCCTCGTAAGGGAGCGGTTGTGAAGGTTGATAAGGATATCTTCGATGTTATGATGTACGACATCGGCTTCAACAATATGCTCAAGCACGGCGTGCTGTTCATCATGGATATGGACGTCAAGAAGGAAATGGGTCTGGAGCCGGAAGATGCTACCGCGCCTGTCAACCTGATTGAACTGAGCGACGAGTACATCAAGCGCATGGTTACTGTTATGCCCGCAAACGAGTTCAAGGCGGCCCTGCGCAAGCTGACCGACAACCAGAAGCGTGAAATTGCGTCTTACATGGTTGAACACGGCTCTACTCTTTCCATGGAGCGTATGGACATTATGAAGCAGATGTCTGGTATCGATGTGGTGCGCGCCATTGAGTTGAAGAAAGCCAACGAGGAGCCGGCAAAGAAGGAGGGTTAATATGACACCCTTCCAAAAGGTTTACGATGCTTTTTTGGCCCGAATCCTGGAAGACGAATGGGAGAATTGGGCCGAGGAAAACGTTGAGCAAGACTGGCGCGCCATCTTGGAGGCGGCAGTAGTCTGGTTCAGATTCCCACGCGTGTCTCTTGAGCGGACGGACGAAGGATTTAGCGAAGACCTTGGTCCCGAAGAAATTCAAATCATCGCCAATTACATGAAATGTGAGTGGCTCAACCGCTGCATTATGACTTGGGAGAATGTGAAGCCTTTGTATGAGGAACGCGATTTCTCCCAGGCAAATCTGCTGGATAAGATGAAGAATACGCTTGCCGCAGAACGGAAAAATGCTGAGTGGTTGGAGAGCATTTACTATCGCTCTCGTAAGGGAAAACCTTACAAATACAGCAAATTGGCAGGTGGTAAGTGATGCAGATTAGTAATGCGACAATGCTGGAAGCCTATGGGAATAAGTTGAAGAATCGGCTGTTTGGGCTTCTGTGTGAATTTGAGAAAGGGCGCGATTGGGATAAGTTCCTTGATGCCATTCTCATTGAGTTGATGGGCTATGACGAAAAGGACAAGACCATTAACTATTACATCCTGTATTACAAGTTGTCCAGTCTTCGCTATCTGAGGTACGAGTACTTCAGAACTACTATCTTCGATTGCATGAACTTGGTTTCCAAGTGGGCAACTGAGGAAAAGTAAATATGGGCTACTATGAAGATGTCTACCGGCGCCGACTGAATCGGTACGGTTATGACTATCAAACAAGAACTCAAGGACAGCGTGAACGTTTTTTCGACAATTTGCTTTTGAAATCTATCTATCGTTTGGACTTTGAGTACGGGATAGACGAAGAAGGCGCGCCGCTGATACATCCAGGTGTGTTTGAGCCGTATAAGCAAAATGAGACGAGAACCTTGCATCATTTGCTCACTAAGGTTGACCTTGTGTTGCCTGGTGGGACGATGTTGATGTTGCAAGATTTCAACAAAAGCGAGGAATATAAGCCTTGGATGGTCTACTATCTGGAAAAGTTCCGCGCCAGTGGGTACAATCGTTACATTATGCTCCGTATGACGCATACCATCACTTGGAAAGACCGGGACGGCGTTGAGCACTCTACCCCAGCATATTTCTATGGTCAAGAAGATAATATGTTGAAGGATGAATTGAAGTCGCGCAGTCGCTCTGACGTTCTCTATAACGAAAACTTGAAGAGCAGCTTCTTTGTTTGCCCGACAAATCCGGCAATTCAAAAAGAGGATTACTTCGAGTTGAGCGACCAAGGTATTACCCAGGCTTTTCGGGTTACTGGTTATGACTTCGTATCCACCCCTGGTGTTGAGTTTGTCACAGTTGACCCCGTGTATACCCGTGACCATACTCCAATTCCAAAACCCGAACCGGGGGATAATCCTGACGATTTCTTCTGGCTGCAAGGAAAGGAGGGAAACTGATATGGCTATTCGTAATTGCCGCGACATCGGTGAGAATATGCAGAAGATTGTCCGGCGCCTTATGGCGAATGATGACCTTTGCAAGTTGCTATATTACACCGATTCAGACCCTCTTTCCCATCCCAATCTGACCGATGAACAGAAAGAAAAGTTCTTGTTCAATAAGTTACTCAAGATTGTGCCGCGCCTGGACCCGATAGAGTATTCCAATGCGGTGGTGTCAGTGGTGGCGCGCAAATCCGCGGGGATTGCGGAGAACACAGAGTTCAAAACGGTAGTTTTCACTGTTGAGGTATTTGTCCCCATCACCCAATGGCTGATTAAGGGAACAAATTTGCGCCCTTACGCGATTCTTGGTGAAATCCAAGAAAGCCTTAACAATAAAACCATCAACGGCTTAGGTAAGATGAAAGGCGGAGATTTTGACTTCAACTTCGGTTCTGACGAAATGACAGATTTCGAGCAGACCTTTGTTTTAGTATCCTATGCCTAATGCTGCTTTTCTCGTCGGAGAAGGGTTAGAATTTAATGACATTCTTACGGTCTATCCGCCTACTATTAAGGATGTCAGCGCCAAGCGCCATTTCCCTTTATGGGTAAAAATTTTAACTACTTCTCAAGAGGAAGTTCAAGACGAGTTAGTCGAAAAACTCGACAAAAAGGAAAAATTTCCCACTCCGCTTGAGTTTCTTCTCGTAAATGCTTACCAAAGTGCTGAATATCGTCAGATTGCTGTGGAAGCATTCAACTTTTTCATCCGCGAACCAGTCCAATTTATCTACGATAAGAAGCTAATTCTCATTGGTGATTTGGAAGAGCAGTTGAGCGCGGCGCAGACATTGAACGATTTGCGCTATCTCAATGAAGAAAATTTCTTCGACTTTCAAAACATGGTGAGAGTTTCAATGGGTGAAAAAACCGTTGAGCGGCCCAATCCAAAAGAGGACCCGCGCGTCTCGCGCATTAAAGCAAAGGCGCGCTATCGTGACAAGATTAAACAGAAACAAGGACTCGGAATTTCATTGGAAACTCTCATTGTTTCAATTTCTTGTATGGGGTTGGGAATAAACCCACTTAATATCGGAGAGTTAAGCTATGCAGCCATTGGGCCTCTGCTTCGGACTTACCAAGAGAAGGAAAAGTTCGATATGGATGTGCACAGTCTGCAAGCGGGCGCTGACAAAAAGAAAGTCAAGCCCAAATATTGGATTAGGAATGAATAACATCTAAAGGAGGCTTTTGAGATGGCCAACATTCTCGACCGTTATGGCATCAAGGAGGTTGCTGACGTTACCTTCTACGAGCTGGACAATAACGGCGCGCCTACCAACCCTGCTCTGTTCCTGGACACTCTGAAGGTGTCTACTCTTGAGCAGTCCGGTGAGGAAGCCGAGGCTACTGGCGGCAAGGGTAATGCTCCTCTTATCATCTGGGACTATGGTAAGGAGATTACTGTGACCCTTGAGGACGCTCTGTTCTCTGCTAAGTCCATGGCTATCATGTTCGGCAATGGTAAGGTCAAGCCTTACAGCGGCGAAACCGCCTACATCATGAAGACCGAGACCTTCGTGGCTACCGACACCGCTCTGCCTGTTGAGGGCACCGCTGGTTCTGGTTGGACTCCTCGTTTCACCGGCCCCGATGGTCGCACCTACAAGAAAATCAACCCCAAGTTCTACGACGCCACCGGCAAGAACGTGACTGAACTGGTGAAGGGCGACAAGTTCTTCTGCACTTTCGATATCAAGGTCAACGGCTCTGTTATCGAGATTTCTGCGAACAGCTTCCCCGGCACCTACTACGTCACCGGCGACACCTACGCCCGTTCCGAGGCCAGCGGTCTGGACGAGTTCTTCCAGTTCATCATCCCCAAGGCCAAGGTGCAGTCCGAGAACACCATCACCATGGAGGCCGAAGGCGACCCCTCTGTCTTCAACATGAACCTGCGCGTTATGCGTCCCGCTGACGGCATCATGATGAAGCTGGTCAAGTATGAGGCCCTCGACCCCGAGGACGCTTCTGAGACCAACGCCGACATTATTCACAATCACGCGCTGAAAGTGAATAACATGGCCGACCTTGAGGAAAGCGAAAACCCTTAACGTCCTCGAATAGCGGCGTCACGGTGAAGGCGTCTGGTAACACCTTCACCGTGACCGGCACCGACGTGGTCACTGGCGTCTCCAGCACTGACGCAGAGGGCCTGTTCGGGGATATGAGTACTGAACCCGTTATCGCCATGTGCCTGAAAGGCATCCTGCCTGACAGCGGTACTTTTACGGTGAAGCAGACCAACCCCGCTTTGGCGGAGTTCAGTGACGACCCGTCTATCTCTCAGGACGGCAGCACTTGGGTCAAGGAGAAGACTTATACCGGAAGCGCTGACAACGCAGACCTTTGGTTCATTCTGAAGGAAGGCGCGAGTACCGTTACGATTGATGTGACTGCTGATGGGAAGACTACGACCTACACAGTCAACTCTAATTGGACGGCATAAAAGCTGATTAGGAGAGTGGTGTAAACCACTCTCCTTTTTTAGCTGCGCGAGAGGTGTATGATGGATGTACATTGGACGCAGTCGGCGCTGATAAGGAGGAATTATGGCAGAATCGAATTTTGAATTTGGGATGCGAGAATTGTATTCTTGCTCCATTAAGGCTACTTCTAATATAGAGGTAAATGGTCAAAAGTTTGAAGCAAATGAGACTATTGCTGCATTTGATAAGGTAATGGTTGCTACTTTTGACGACACCGTGAAGGTGTGGACTGCGCATGGTGGTGCCGATGATAGAGACCATGTGTGGTGGGAAACAACAAAAGATGTTAAGGTGCAATTCACCCAAGGCATCTTTTCAAATACCCAGTTGGCGTTAATGACAAATCGTAAGCTGGCGCGAATTGATGAAGGAGAACCAATTTACCTTACTCGGCGCGAGCAGCTTGAAAGTGATGATGATGGGATTGTTGAGTTCAGTGAGACACCTATGGATTATTGCTTTTTGTATGATTTGAAAACTGGGGAGCGAGTTAATTTTGAGCCGATAACAGAAAAAAGTGTGAAGGTAAGCACACCGTATTTGACTGTTATTGCCGACTATGCCTTTGAATACAAAGGCGGCGCCGCGCGATTGGTGATTGGCGGCCAGTTGACAAACGGCTTTTTCTCCTTTGAGGGAAGAACGAGAGTGAAGGATGATATTACCGGGCAAAATAGAACGGGAATACTCCATATTCCCAAGTTAAAATTGATGTCTGATATATCTATGCGACTTGGCAGCGAAGTGAATCCAGTTGTTGGTAAATTGGATGCTTATGCTTGTCCGGTTGGGCCAAGGGGGAAACAAAGGGCAATGACACTTACCTTCCTCAATGACGACATAGACACTGATATGTAATGGTATCGGCATCGACTTGGAATGGAGTCGATGCCGATATTTATTATTTAAGGAGGTTGAGAAGATGGCGGACAAAAGAGTAAGCATTGTGTTTGATGCTTCGATGAATATCGCGCAAGTCAAGAGCGCCGTTGGTGAGATTCAGAGAGCCTTTTCTAATGTTACAATGCCGCAGAACATCGCCAATAGTTTTACTAAGACGATGGATAATCTGACGCGCGAGATTGCGAACTTTGAACAGCAAGCCGCCAAAGGACTGGAATCTGCGTCGGACTTTAAGAATCTGTCGAAGTCTGGCGAGAAGATTCTTTCGCTGTATAACAGCCTGCAAGTGTCTGTGCGCCAGCTTGGTTCACTGAGCGATAAGGAACTTTCTAAGCTGTTTCCGCCAAGCGTAGCGAAGAACATTGAAACTGCGCACAAGGCGCTGGATACGTACAATGCGGCTGTTAGTCAGACTGCAAAGGAAATTGACGCGCAGACAAAGGCTATTGATAAGCAGAAAGCAGCGATTGATAGTCTGAATAATAAAATGGCGGCGGCGCAAGGTAAGAATACGGTTACTCCTGCTGATTATAAACAGATGGAGAAGGACCTCGGCGCTGCTAAAACTGAACTGGAAGGCTATCAGGCTCAACTGGTTCAAACACAACAAAAAGCCGAGGCACTTGCTGCTTCGTTGAAGGCGCCGGCTAAGTCGAGCAAATATCGTGCGCTGACCCAGGAGATTGCTGACCTTGAACAGAAAGTTGGGGATGCTCAACAAAAGTTCGATGATATGCAGCAGACCTTTAATAACACCACTACGTTCAACCGTCAGGCGGCAGAGGTTCAGAAACTTCAGCAATCTTTGACCGATGCGCAGAATGAGTTGAGCAATATGACTGCAACTTTGAATAAGTTGCAGAGTGCTGGTGACACAAAGGCTCTCCAAAATTTGTATACTGCTCTGTCTCAAATTCAGGGATTAGATATTACCCAGTTTCCAAATACGATTGATGGTATGCGCCAAGCGATTGCATCTTTGGATGCGAACGCGCTGACCCAACTGAAACAGGGATTTGAGCAACTGAATGGCGCTGTTGAGCAGGGCGCGCCGGCTATGGATGAATTTGCGGGGAAGAACCGCGAAGCTGGCGCCGCGATGGAAGATTTTAATCGTCAATCGCGCGAAGTTGATGGGCTGAAACATCGTATTCAGTACTTCTTCGGTCTGACAAACTCTATTAACCTGTTCCGCAACGCAATTCGTTCTGCCATGAACACTGTTAAAGAACTTGACAAAGCCATGACAGAAACCGCGGTGGTGACAGACTTTAGCGTTGGCGATATGTGGGATAAACTTCCACAGTACACTGATACGGCTAATGCACTGGGCACTACCACTCTGGGCGCGTACCAAACTATGACTCTGTTCTACCAACAGGGTTTGAAGACTAACGAAGTCTTTGAGATTGGTACAGAAACCATGAAGATGGCGCGGATTGCTGGTATGGATTATACCGAAGCAAC